CAGAAAGGCCGACTTCAGCGAGGCGTCAGCCGACAGACTTGTGGCGACGCCGGGCGGGGTCAGCTTTGACGGCATGACGATCGAGACGGGCGTGCAGTAGGCCGATTGGAACGCGGTCTGCGACCAGGCGCGGAGCTGCACCGTATAGGTATGGGTCGGCAGCAGGTTTGCCCAGGTGTAGCTGGGCGTGGCGGTCTGGTAGGAGATAAACGTTCCGCTTTCATCCTGGATTTGGACGTCGAAATAGGCGAAATTGTCGGACGGGCTCGCATCCCAGTTTGCGGTCAGCGAGTAGATCAGCGTGCCGTCGGGCGCGGTGCCGACTGAAGGCGTGAGCGCGAGGCTGGTCGGGATCGCGGGCGGCACGGTATTGAGCACAAAGCCGCCGGCCTCGATCGGCAGCGGCGGCGAAATATTGAGGTTAGTCGTGCCGAACTGGTCGTAGCCCGCAACACGAATGTAATACATCGTTCCCGTGACGCCTGGCAGCGCCTGGAAATTGCTCGGGCCTTGATAGGCGGGCGTCGTCGTGAGCGGGTTGAAGTTTGGATCGGTCGACTGCCAGATGAAGGCGCCGACATAATCGACGTCGCTCGGATTGACGAACGACACGAAGACGCTCTGGGCGCCCGTGTCCAAAGTCGGAATGATGATGTCGGGCGGGGGATTGTTAGGCGTGATGATGACTGCAGCCGACTCTCGCCCCAGCGTGTCGCAAACCGTAACCGAGATCTGAAAAGTGCGCTGAGGGCCCAGCCCATAGGCGGCGTAATCGGCGGCGTTCTTTTCGTAGGTGTAGAAATAATCCGTGCCATAGACGATCTCCTTGCGCAGCACATCGCCCGTCGAGGGAACCGTGACAGTGACGTTGTTGCAGCGATAGAAGGGGCTGACGTTATCGGTGCCGGCGATCGCCTGCTGGCCGACGTCCGAGGTGGTGCCGGGGAAGTTGTTCTGCCAGGAGACGTGACAGTCTTTGCCGCTGAAGACGGTGTTGTTGCCCTGTCCAAAGACCTCGAGCAAAGAGACGTAGGGCGGCGGCACGCTGTTCCAGCCGCCGACGGCGAACTGAACGGAAATAGTGGTCGAGACGCGGCCATCGTAACCGATCGACTGAACATTGAATGTCCAGGAGCCGAGCGCGATGCCGTCGATGTCGAGGGTCGATGCGTTTGTGCGGCCAAAATCGACCGTTCCGCCGCCCGCCGGACTGACGCCGGTGACTTGATAGCCCACGGCCATGAAGTCGTCGGAAGGCGTCCAGGAGATCGTGACGCGGTTCTGCGCGATGCCGTTCTGGAAATAGAGCGACTCCGTGACCTTGACGTTCGAGGGCGGGTCGATCGTCGTCTTGGGCTTGGTGTACTGGATCGGCGCGAGGGTCTTGTCCTGCTCGACGCGCGCGTACTTGGTCGGATCGTAGAAAAGCGCCGTCACCTTGAAAAGATGGCGCTCATTTTCCTGGACCGAGATCACGCGATACAGACGTGGATTGACCTCCGTGCTCGAGAGCACCCACATCGCTCCTGCGACCGGCAGGACTGGCGCGGGATTGGCGAGCGTGAGCTGCGTGTCGGTCGTATCAAAGGCGGTGATCGGCGAAGAGAAGATCGACCCATCGCCGCACACGACGCTGAGCGTGTAGATGACGCCGCCGTCGCGCGGGTAGGGCGCATCGAGCGTGACATGCCGGGAATCGGTCACAGCAGTCAGGCGGCCGCCCAGACGCACCTGCGCCTTGTTCGGATCGGCGATCGCGATCACGTCGCCCGGCGTGACATCCACATGATCCCAGGACGCGACGTATTCGACGGTTTCGGTGGCGTGCTGCTCGGTGTCGAGCGCCCATAGCCCCATACGATGAGCCTGGCCGCGGCTTGTGCAGCCGAGCGCGGTCATATTGGTCTCGCGCCAGCCGTAAGTCTGGAGCTGAGCGTCGTTGACGACGACTTCGACGTCAGGCGCGTAGAACAAATCCGGGTTGTTCCAGCGCACCATTGCAACTGAATGGCGAGTCTTGAGGCCGGTGCCGCTGTAATTGAAGTGCCCGTCGATCACGTTGGCCGGCGTGACCAGCTTAACCGGATCCGTCGGCATGTCAGCGTTGGCGAACACCTGCCCATAGGACCAGTAGGCCATGCCGCGGAAGCAGGCCGTGATGCTCTGCAGCACCTTGAAGGCTTCCTGCCGGCTGTTGATGACGCCATTGAACGTGTAGCGCGGCTCGGTGCTGCCGAAGAAGTTCGGCACTTGCTGATCGCAATACTGGGCGATCGTGTAGAGACCCCATTTGTCGACATTCGCCGAGGTGATGAATTCGCCGATGCCGTATCGATCATTGGTCAGAAGGTCGTACAGCACCCAGGCCGGGTTGTTCGAATAGGCGATCTTGAACGTGCCGTCCCAGGTGCCCGAATAGGCGCGCGCGACCGGATCGTAGTTCGAGGGAACCTGGATGAGCAGACCCTGGACGTGAAACGAGCGGGTCGGGATCGAGCTCGCCGAGAACAGCTCCGAATTGACGGTCAGGCTGACGAGCGCGGAATTGGGATAGGTGAAATTGCCGTCGATGATGGTGGTGTAGCTTTCCCACCACGTCTCGTTCTGCAGGTTGATCGTGTCGGAATCGGGCGTGATACGGCGAACGCGAATGTTCCACGGCGCGCCGCCCGCCGGCAGCGTGAACACGCTCTGGTGTTCATAGGCGCTCGTGCATTTTTGCGGGCCGAGATCGACCCAATCCATCGTCACCCAGGACGTGGTGCCGTTTGACTGCGCCTCGACGGTCCAGTTGACGTCTGTCGGGACGATGTTGCCGTTGTTGTCTTCCGAAAAGAGCGCGGGCACGCGAACGACGACGCGACAGCGAGTGACGCTGCTATCGACAATCGTGATGATGGTCGGCGTAACGCTTTGCTGAACCTGAACTTCGACCTGGGTGAGCGTCTCGGCGGTCGAATTGCCAGGAATTTCCGGCTGATCGGGTAGGCCGACGCGCGTTTCCCACGTCACGCCGCGAAAATTGACCGTTCCGTTGCCGTTTACGACCGGCGTCTGGTTGAAATAGATGCCGCAGCCGCCATTGACGATACCCTGGATCTGGCCTTCGCCGATGAGTTCGACCAGGCGCACAAAGGCCGCCGAGCGCAACGTGTTGTTGGACTCAACACCTTGCTGCCCGCCTTTTCCGCTGCCGCCGTTGGACGTCGGAGCCGCAAAGGGGTTGCTGGCGCCAGAGCCGCGGATAGGAACGATCGCGTTCATCAGGTGTAACCGGACGGTTGAGTGTAGCTGGTCGGGCTGCCAGAAGTGACGCCTTGACCGGACTCGGGATCATAGGTGTCGATGGCCGTATTGCCGTTGGTCGGATCCCAGTTGACCGGGATATTCTCGATGTCCATAGCGCCCGAGACGAGCAGCGAGCCTGTGATCACCTCGCCGTAGATCAACTGCACAGGGTTGCCCTGCGCATAAGTGTTCTGCGGGCCAGAGAGCGTGAAGGAAGACTGATTGTATGGGTCTTGCTGCTTCGGGGTCAGCAGCGTCGCGACGCCGGCCACGGCCAGCCCCACGCCTACCATAGCCAGGTTGCCATAGGTCAGGCCGCCGAGCAGACCGCCGCCGATCGGAGTCGCCAGACCGGCAAACAGACCGACGCCGATCAGGCCGACGCCTAGAATGAGCTTCAAGGTGCCGCCGGCGGCAGCGTTCTTCGAGCCTTCGATATGAGGCACGAAATGCAGATCGGCGCCGCCTAGTCGGAACTGCTCGACCTCGCCGAGGTCAAGCGCATAGCCCGTTTCTGGATCGCCGCGAATGATCTCGAAAGAATGATCGCGCAGCTCGCCCAGGAAGGTGCGATGATTAGCGTAGAGCGCGCGCACAGCCTCGGCGGCCGTGTCGACGTCGAAGCGGTGCATGGGGCCGAACTTCTCGGCCAGATGTCCGTGCAAGAACACGTTACGAAGCATGGGGCTTACCCTCGTAACGAAGCCAGATTTCCGCCGCGCGCGCCCACAGACCCGCCGGCATGCGCCCTGAGAGCCGGCCGGGCAGGTGGTGCAGAATGAGACCGTCCGAGCACAGCACGCCTGCGTGATTGGGGGTCTTGGCGCGAATGCTCATCATGAAGGCGTCGCCCGGCTGACAGCTCTCGCGCGGGATCTGGACGAAGCCGGCCTTCTGGTAGTTTTCGACATAAAGCGACTCCTTCAGCGTCTTCGGGTCGCCCCACCAGCTATCGTCGCGCGCGAAATCGGGCAGCACGATCGGGTCGAGCGACCAATTGACGCCCTGTTTGGCGAGCTCGGCCTTGCCCAGACCGTAGACGTCGCGGCAGAGCGAGTAGCAGTCGCGAATGCCATGCAGGAAGCTACGCCCGAGGACGGGCGCGAGCGGCGCGTCGCCGCCCCAGACTTCAGGCGGCGATACATCCTTGCCATCGGTCGCGACGAGAACCCACGGCAGATTCGTCTCCATCTGACCCTTCATGTCGGCCGCGCTCGGAAAGAAGGGGCCGTTGGGGTGAGAATGAACGACAGCCTGGATCGTTTTGCCGGCGGCCTTCAGGTTGACCTGCATCGCCGCGGCGATGACGAAATCCTTTTCGGGACTGGAAGCCACGTTCTGACAAGGCACATAGGCGCCATCGACGATCAGCCCGCAGGCTTCGTTGGGATAGTCGCGGCGCGCATGCGCCTTGATGTCTTCGATGTTGGCAGGGGTCAGAGCAAAGCTCATTGGAACCTCGCCACGCCCGGAAAGCCGCCAAAGGGCAGAGGCGCGCTCTGACCACCGAAGCGAAGCTGACAGCTCTTGATCGTGCGGCCGCAGCCGTCCTGCGACGTGTCATAGGTCACGTTGTCGTAGGCATCGAGCATCGAGCCCGTGTAGGGGCATTGAGCCTTGGAATAATCGAAAGCGCCGGTCGCGGCGTTCCAGGTACGATAGCGCCAGGTGCAGGTGTCGCGAATGACGACGCGCTTGGGGATCATCGCCCCCTGATTGTCGATCGAGGCCGAAAGCTCCCATTCGATGAAGATCGGGTTTTCGCTGACCTTGCGCTCGACGAGGAAGATGTCGGGGCCAAAGAAGGCGGTCGGATCGGCTTGCGCGCCACCATCGAGGAACTGATCGAACGTGCGCAGACGAATGAGCTTGCAGCCGACGAGATCGCCATAGGTGTTGAGCACGGCCTGAAAGACGCCGCTCGTGTTGGCGATCTTGATATGCGGCGTGGCCGTGTTGCCGGCGCCGTTGGTCTCGAAGCCGGACGTATCGAGGTCGACGTAGGTATAGGTGACGCCATTGAAGACGATCTCGGAGCCGCCGCCGGGAAACAGCGTGGGCGTGAAGTGCATCACCGGGCCGCCGATCAGCGACGTGTCCAACTGAAACATCGTGATCAGATGTCCAGGCGCGGAATTCTGAACAGCCGAGGACAGGTTTAGGCTCATGACGCTTTATGTGCTCCTCTGCTTTACCAGTCAATACTGACTTACGTCAGTGTACCAAGATATTGCTTGAATGTCGCGGTCACAGTTCGAATGCCGCCCTGACCGCGCTTTTCGCCCCAGTCGTCGCAAGTGAAACGATCGGGCGAGGTTGTGTCGGAAACCCTGTAATAGAACGGCTGATAACCGCCCTGACCCGCCAGAAAGCTCATAATGACGCTCGCGTCCGTAGGCACGAGCGATTCCCAGGTCAGCGTCAGCGTGTAGGACACATTGTTCAGACCATCGGCCGCCATTTGTGTGTAGCCGTCGCCGAAATCAGCTTTCAGGATTTTCGGCTTGAACTTCTTGTCCGTGCCGGGTGACGGCGCGACCGGCGGGGTGAAGGTGTTGAGAGCCATCAGAAGCCTCCCGTTCCGCCAAAAGTGTTGGACGCCGACAGCATATTGCCTGGCCTCATCTGTGCGCGCAGCTCATCCGTAACCGTGGAGCGCGCGATGCGCTCGACATGCGCGGAGACCTGCCGGGCTAGATCGTTGTTTTGCTCGTCGGTGCCGCCCTTGGCGTTGACCGTCACGTTGTTGTGCAGCTCGATATGGTGCCCCGAGGCGCCCATCGATTTCATCTGAGCCGGCGTGAACACACCCTCGCCCTGGCGCGCGATGATCGGCACCTCGTCGGCGCCGATGATGCCGCCTGTATGGAAGCGCGGCGCCTTAGCGAAGTGGCGGGCGATCGAGTTCGCCTGATTAAACGAGGCCATCAGGTGATGATTGAAGCTCTGACCATGCACCATACCGCCGGTGTGATAGCGCTTGAAGCCAGGCGTCGACGCAAAGCGCATGCGCGGCATGTGCATCGCATGACTCTCATGCCGATTATTGGGGATGCGAAGCGGGCTCGCATGCGCCTTACCGCCGATCTTCTTGGCCATCCCGATGATGCCGCCCGTATGGAAGCGCGGCGGCTCACCGCTGACCGAGGTCATCGCGTCGATGAACTGCGAGAAGCGCTTGGGCGAGGTGAGCCCCAGCGCCTGCATCTGACCGCGGCTGATCACACCCTCGCCAGCCTGGGCGATGATCGGCACTTCGCCGCGCTGCAACGACGAGAAGGCGTTCACCGCGCGCGTCGCGTCGGGGTTGCCGACCATGCCGCCAGTGTGATGAATGCCAAACATCGATGTGAGACCGCCGAGCATGCCGGCCTTGGAGCCGCCACCCGCGCCTGCCGCGTTCATCTTGCCCATTCCGCCTGCGCCACCACCCGCGCCGCCGAACATGCCGCCCACGCCGCCCATCAGGCCGCTCATGCTCCACTTGATCGCCATCGAAGCGAGATCTTTGAGGATCGACTGAGCGAAAGACTGCCAGTTCGCCTTGCCCGTCACGAGCATGCTGGTGAGATTGTCGACGGCGCCGTTCATGAAGCCAGCAACCTGACCCTGCAGGTTCTTGGTGAGATCACCCCACTCCTGCATCTGCTTGGCAAACGGGGTCTTGGCCTGCAGCGCCGACCACTCCGCTGCCACATTGTCGCCGAAGATCTTGGCGAGCTGCGCTTTCTGCTGTTCGTCGCCGTGGAAATTGGCGAGATCGCGGTCGTAGCTCTCCTTGAGCTTGCGCACGCGATCTTCGTCAGCCTGCTCCTGGCTCATCGTGGCTTCGCGTAACGAATCCGTCTTTTTCTGAGCGTTTTCGGCCGCCTTGTAGACGTCGACATCCTGGGCAGCCGCGATACGCGAGGCGCCTTCCGTGCTGACCTGGCGAGTCTGGGGCGAGCCGGCGCCATAGGCTGCCGTCGCATGCTCGATCTGCTTGCGAACCTCCTCGCGCGCGTGTTCGACCGTCTCTGAGGCGGCGCCAAAGCCATGCGCGAGCTTGACCGCCTGATTGCGCAGCTCCTCATTGGCGTCGGCGAGCTTCTCTTTCGACTGCTCGATCGCCGAGTCTGCGGCGGTCTTATTCTTCTGTTCGGTTTTGACCTGCTCCTTGGCGCGATCGGCCGCTTCGGCAAGCTTCAACAGCTTGTCGGCCTGATCATTCGCCACCGGGGTCTTGTCGATACCTTGCTGGCGAATGAACTCTTTTGCCATCGCAAGCTCGCTGCCGTCGCCGGCGGCGCGCAGCGAGGCGATATCAGCGCCTTTCTGGAGCTTCTTGACGAGATCGTCGACAGCTTTACCAGCCTCGGCCAGTTTCGCATTGGCCTCCGAAATCTTCGCTTCCTGTTCCTTCGCATCGAGCTGCTGACCCTGCGGAACGGCTTGAGCGCCGAATAGCGCGCCAGGCGGGGGTAGAGCGTTCAGGTAGCTCTGCCATTCCTGCACATTGCGGCCGGCGCGGAAATAAGTGCCGCCGTCGTCGAACGCCTGCGCGCCGTTGCCTTCGGTCGGGCGCATATCGGCGTGCAA